CAGATTTCTCTATAATAAAGGAAACAAGTTCGTTGAGACTAAGTAACAACGCTATCATAATGAACTTAAAATCAGCTTGTGAGCAATCACCGGCAGGACATGAAAGGAACTTAACCTTTCCGTCTGTAGTGACCACGGACGCTAAAGTTGCAAGAGTCAAGGCTCTTCTCCATGGTTTGTCGCTTATCCTGCGACACCATTCGGCACCGTACGAAGTCGTGAAAAGTTGTCGTCGACAACTAACCGAATTCTTAACGGTTGACCAAGAAGAGTTGTTCTTGAAAAGGGCTAAGTACATCTTAGCTCTGCCAATGTCGAGGTACCTCAAGAATGAGGATCCTCCAAAGGCGGATGCTGACTTCGAATACCAGGGAAGGTTTCGAAGGTGGGCCAGACAGCGTCTCAACGCTTTTAGGTCGAAGAACACACATTTGTGGTATTCTTTCCTTCAAGCGAAGAGAGCTGCCGAACCGGTGTCTCCGGAGATCGTTCTTTCGAACTTCCAGAAACACCGAGCCCAGATGGAAATGCCCGATCCCTTGCGGGAAGGGTGCGAAGAGGACGAGGAGCTCCAAAACGAGGTCTTGGAGAACCTGGCTCCCGTTCTTGGAAAACTTAGGAAAATACTCAAACAAGAGTTGACGGATTTCTTTCGAAATCCCCAACAGGAGATTCACAAAGGTAGTGAATCGGCCAGCTTTGAATCCAGTCGAAAGACTGGGGGACAAGCAGGACACTTGAGAACCATTTCCGGAGTTTCCGGTCTTCGCGAACAAGAGCGATTCTTTGGTGCTGTCGAAAGCAGAGGCCACGTCAGAACAAGACGAGGTCTGGAAGCAAACCCAATTGCTTCGCTTTCGGCGAGGTTTGGAGAACTAGAGGACCTTGAAGAGGTCCTCCAGAGCGAGGTTAAGCGTTTCGAGCGATCACCGATCAATCTCAAAGCGCAAGTAGAGGCCGTCCTCGAACCAATGAAGGTTCGGACAATAAGTAAAGGGGAATCCCTTCCTTACTACCTTGCCAAGCGAGTACAACTCGTTCTCCATGGTGCTATGCGAAAGATGGACTGCTTTCGTCTTATTGGTGCTCCGTTAGATCCGGGCGATCTTCTGGGGATTAGGAAGAATACTGATGTGTTCTCCGACTCTTCGGAGG